GGGCTTTCGCTTGCGGCGATCGCAGACAAGTGGACGGGCGGCGCTCGTACCGGCAACACGCCTCAGCAGATGGCCAATTACGTTGGCCTGCTGTCGAAGGGGACAGGTTTGAGCGCCGATCAGGTGCCCGATCTGAACAACCAGGCGGTCGTCGCGTCGCTGCTCGCTGCGCAGATCCGCGCCGAGAACGGCCAGCAGCCGTACTCACCGGACCAGATCAATGCTGGCGTCGCTGCGGCGCTGTCGGGGAAGCAGGGCGGCGGTCTATCGCTTCCGCCCCCGCCGGGCGGACAGGATGCCATGCATGCCTCGCGTCTCGCGGAAATGCAGCAGCAAGCGACGAAGTTGCACATCACCTTCGACAACGTGCCTGCGGGTGTGCGTCCTGAAGCAAAAACGCAAGATGGCAGCTATCTGCCGACCCGAGTGAATTACCGTCTCGACGGCATCTAGGAGCAGCCTTGGCTAGCACGAAACTTCTCAACGTTGCCGGGAGCATCGGCGGGGTTGCCCAGTCGATCAACAATCTCAATGAACTGATCAACGGCAACTTCTTCGACAACCTGAAGCAGGCGAGCTTCGGCGACGTGCCGTTCGCCGTTGAGTCGAATCGGCTCGTGACCGGTCGGAAGACGGCCGTTCACGACTATCCGTTCCGTGACGACGTCTGGGTCGAAGATCTCGGGAAGCGATCGCGGCAATTCGAGATCGTCGGGTATCTGATCGAGAACGACGTGAAGACGGGCGGCGGCAGCGTGATTTCGCAGCGCGACGCTTTGCTCGAAGTGTGCGAGTGGGAGGGCGGATGGACGCTTGTCCATCCGACAATCGGGCGCGTCCGCAACGTCGTCTGCCTCGGCGTCGAGGTGATTGAACGGCGAGATCTGGGAACGGTATTCGAGATCCGGCTCAACCTCATCGTCTCAGGTTCTCAGCTCTTCCCGACGACGACCACGTCGACCGCTTCCGCGAGCGCCGCGGCCGCGAGCAAAACTGGACTCGCCGCGCTTGCTGATTTCGTAAAGGGTGTCGCGTCAACGCTTGCAGCGGGCGCGGCCGTCGTGCAGCAGGCAGTATCAACCGCAGTGGGCTGGTACCAAATCGGCGTCGCCGCAGTGAACGACGTCAAGCGCTTCATGAGCGCGGTATCGACACTCGCCGGAAACTTCGGCCGCCTGTTCGGTAGCGGCAACAGCGGTGTGTCGGGCAGCAATAGCCAGGCGCCGCAAAGCACGACGGCGGCGGATCTTCTCGCTTCGGCCGCCGCGTCCCGCGCAGCAGTTTTCAGCGCAGGCGCGATGTTTCAATCGGCTGCAGCGAACCCGTCAGATTCCGCGACGCTGGGATTTGCCACCCAGGCATATATCGCTGCCGTCGCAGCATCCGCAGTGGGGCCGGCAGACGCAGTGCGCTTAGTGAGCAGCATGGCGCAGTACATGCCGAGCGCAGTGACGCCCCCTGGGCCAATTGGTAGTTCGATGCTGACGATGCAAACGGCACTCGGTGCGCTTTTCCGCCGGTACGCGCTCGCGCAACTTGCCACGTCGCTAACGACGTATCAGCCGTCGTCGCAACAGGACGCCGACGCGACCATGGCGGCGGCAGTAAGCCTGATCGACAACGAGATCGACATCGCCGGTGATTCTGGTGACGATGCCTCCTTTGTGGCATTGCGAGAGCTGCGGCAGGCGGTCGTCGCGGATTTGCAGTCGCGCGGAGCGAACCTTGCTCCAGTCGCGACATTCAAGTTCAACGCGTCGCTCCCCGCGCTGGTGCTTGCGAACCGAATCTATCGCGATTCGACGCGTGCTGATCAGTTGGTGCAACAGATCGATCCGATTCATCCGGCCTTCTGCCCTAAGCAATTTCAAGCGGTCTCAAACTGATGGCTGATGACATCACGCTGCGCGTCTCAACGTGCACTCGGAACGCATCCGCGGCGATTGGCGAACCGACATTCACCACGTCGAACGGACGGCAGATTTCAGGGTGGACATCCGTGCGGGTATCGCGCGGGATCGAACGATGCCCGTCCGACTTCGAGATCTCGTTCACTGAGCCATATCCGGGCGTTTCGCAGGTGATCGTGCAGCCGGGCGATTTCGTACAGGTGCTTCTCGGACAAGATGTCGTGCTGACCGGGTTCGTCGATCGGTATCTCCCCAGTTACACGGCCCGCGAGCACACGATCCGCATCACTGGCCGGAGCAAATGCCAGGATCTGGTCGACTGCTCGGCGAAATGGACGGGCGGCCAGCTGCTGAATCTGACCGTCGATCAGATCGCGAAACGTCTGTGCGCTGTGTACGGGATCGACGTCAACGTCGCCGCGGGCACGGTGATCGGTGACCCGATTCCGCAGCTGAATATCATGGTCGGCGAGCCGATTTACGGCGTCCTCGAGCGCATCTGCCGATACCGCGCGCTGCTGCTCTACGATCAACCGGATGGCAGCCTGCTGCTAGCGAACGGCGGTGCAGGCACTGATGGATCGACTGGTATCGGCACGCGCAAGGCTGCGAGCGGCTTCAAAGAAGGTATTAACGTGGCCTCCGCTGGCGCGATGTATGGCATGGATGGGCGCTTTTCCGACTATGACGCGGTGTATCAAGGGCTCGACACCCTCCAGGACATCGGAAACGGCGGAAATCTGATTGCGCACGTCACCGATCCGGGGGTGCCGCGGCTGCGCTATCGCGCGATCGTGTCGGAGAACGTCGCGGGAGGTTCGAGCATCGCGGAGCAGCGTGCGAACTGGGAACTTGCCGCGCGGATGGGGCGCTCGATGCAGGTTCGTTTGTCGACGGACAGTTGGCGCGACTCATCGGGAACCCTGTACGAGCCGAACACGCTCGTCGACATCGATCTTCCGGGTCTCAAGCTCACGCCGAAGACCTGGCTTATTGCCGATGTCACCTATCTGCGAAACGAGCAGGGCACGCGGGCTGATCTCGTCGTCATGCCGCCGCAAGCTTTCTACCCGGAGCCTGTCACGCTGTATCCGATCGCGCCGGACTTCACAACCGTAAGCGGTGTCAACTCATGATCGAAGACGTCAAGCGCAGAATCCAAGCGCTAGTCGGGCGCGGGCGCGTGAAGTTTGTCGATGACTCGGGCACCGTGCAGAAAATGCAGGTGCTGATGAGCGGCATGGAGACGCCTGATAGTCGTTTTCGGGTCCCCGAGTTCGGCTTCACGTCAAATCCGCCCATAGACTCCGACGTAATCGCGGTTCACGTCGACGGCGATCGGTCGGCTGGCGCTGTGCTCGGCACGAATCATCAGCCGTCGCGCCCAACGGGGCTGCAGTCCGGCGAAACGATGCTTTACAGCCAGGACGGCAAGTATGTCTACCTGACGGCGAGCGGCGGCATTGTTGTCGAAGCGACGGGGCAGGCCGTAACGGTCAACGACGCGACGATCGTCACCATCAATGCCGCTACGAAGGTGCGCATGGTGACGCCGCTGCTCGAATGTACGGGCGACATCATTGACAACGCGGGCAGCAACAGCCACACGATGTCGCAGATGCGCTCCATCTACAACACGCATACACACCCCGTGCCGGGAGTTCAGGCGGGCAGTAGCACTGTCACATCGAACGGGCCGAACCAGGCCGAATAGCGCGCAAGCGCTCAACGATAGGACCCGCTTCGGCGGGTTTTCTTTTGCCCGAGCGCAATGGCAGACATCACGATCGCATGGGACGCGGCCAACAACCGTGGCGACTGGGTTCTCAATCCGCCCGTCGTTACACAGACGCCGATCGTCGTCGCATCTCCGCAGCAATTCGCCGTCGGTGACGGGGTAGCAACACAGTTCGCACTGGTCTTTTCACAAAGCGCGATCAGCAATGTCGTGGCGCAGATCTTCCGCAACGACTGGCAAGGCAATCAACTGCTGTATGCGACGCCGCGCACGAACGCGCTTGGACAGTCGGAGAATCTATCGGCAAGCTGGACGATCACTCGCGCATCGCTCACGCAGCCAGGGTTGAAAACGCTCCGCGGGGCACTCGCCTATAAGCTCGTCGAGGATTCGAGCGCAACGACGACGCACTTCATACAGCGCACGTCGACCGGCACATTCAACAGCGGCGACATCGCCTGTGTATCGGTGTTTGTGCATGCTGGCGAACGCACGCAGGTCAGGCTTGGGACATCGGCGAGCGGCGGCTTCGCTTCGACGTCAATCATCGCGGACTTGAACACGCAGACGCCCACGACGTTTTCCGGATCGCCGTTCGCGTCAGGAGTTGTCGCGCTCTCGGCGGGCTGGTTTCGGGTGTGGTGCGCAGTGCAAGCGACATCGAGCGGCGCGGCCACTGTGCAATGCATTCTCGCCAATGGCGGCACGTCCAGCTATACCGGAGACGGCGCGAGTGGCCTGTATGTCGATGCCGTTCAGTGCGAACTCGTGTCAGCGTCGGCGCCCGGGCCGACGAGCTACGTCTCGTGCCCGACGACCGCTGCCGTAACGGTCACGGATTACACGATGACATCGAGTGGCGCGCTGACTCTCGCTGTTGCGCCGCTTGCTGGCGCGGTCCTTTCATGGACCGGGGGCTACACGCTGAATGCATTTCAGCAGGGCGGCTATCTGCAGACCGGCGATGACATCCAGACAGCAATCTTGATCAGCATCTTCTCCGACCGCCGAGCGGAGGCGGATGACGTCATTCCTGATGGCGACGATCCGAGAGGCTGGTGGGCTGACGACGATGTGCCGATTGGGTCGCGGATGTGGTTGCTTCGAAGAGCGAAACAGACCGGCGAAACGCTTCAACGCGCTTACGACTATCTGGCCGAAGCGCTGCAATGGATGGTAGATGACGGTGTCGTCGCGCGCTTCGACATCAATGC